TTGCTACCCTTTCTGGCGCATCAACTTATGTTGGAAACGCAGCTGTTCAGTCAGCCGTCTATACAGTTTCAGTCGAAGTTTTCCAAGCAAGACTTGCCGGCGGAGGACAAATCGAAGGAGTAGATTTTTCACCAACACCATTCAGAATGGGTCGATCACTTTTCAATAAGTGCGTTGGTTTATTAGGCTCTTACATAGACACAGAGAGTATGGCTCTCTAAATGCCGAACCAAACAATCCTTGAACAGATCCGCACACCTTTAGCAACTGCTTTAGCGGGAGTCGCTGGAAATGTTTATTCATTTGTTCCTGAAACAGTAATTCCACCAGCTGTGGTATGCGTTCCGGATTCACCATATTTGGAATTTGAAACAATAAGCAAATCAAACATTCGTGCGAAGGTCAATATGACCATTACAGTTGCAGTTGCTTACAATAGCAATCCTGCATCACTCGATAACATCGAGCAGTTAGTAATAAGTGTTCTGGCAGTAATCCCAGCAGGTTATATTGTCAGTTCGGTTGAAAGACCAACAGTTACACAGGTGGGAGCATCAACTTTGCTCATTGCAGATGTTAGAGTTAGCACCTATTACACGAGAACAATCTAAGGAGAAAAATGCCAACGACAGTTATTACCGGTCGAGATATTACCTTCACTATTGGCGGTAATAATTTCGATGCACAAGCAACAACAGCAACACTTACTGGCGAGATGGATCGTCAGACTTATCAGACACTAGACGGAAAAGTCTTTAAGGTAACTGATAATAACTTCACTTTTGAAGTTGAAATGTTAGCCGATTGGGGCGCAACTGGATCGCTTTGTGAGATCCTATGGAGCGCTGCCGAATCAGCACCAGATACAGCAATCAACACAGTTTTCACAGCTACATCCGGCGCAGTATTTACTTTCCAAGTATTGCCAATGTGGCCATCAGCTGGTGGAACTGCACCAGATGCACAAACTGTATCTCTTTCATTCCAAGTTATCGGAGTGCCAGCAGAAACCTTTTAATCAATAAACAAACGGGAGCAAACAAATGAAGTTACCAATTACAATTGAATATAACTCAGGTGAGCAAGCCACTTATGTAGCCCAACCACCTGAGTGGGCAAAATGGGAAAAGACAACTGGAAACACTATAAGCCAAGCAAAAGAAAAACTTGGAATGTGGGATCTGATGTTTTTGGCTTACAACGCACACAAGCGAGAAGCAGCAGGAAAGCCAGTAAAAGGTTTTGATATATGGATGGAAACAGTCAGCGATGTAATAGTCGGTGATGCAGACCCAAAAGTCATCCAGCAGGAAGCCTAAGCAGATTATTGGTTGAGTTGGCAATAGCCACACAAATTCCAATGAGAGAATGGGTTGAAGCGGAGGACATTTTAACAGCGATCGAAGTATTGGAGGCGAGGCATGGCAAGTGAAACTATCGCATACAATAAAAACGATCTGCGTGATATTTACAAAGCATTCAAACTCATGGATGACCAAGCAACAGAGGAAGCAAGAAGTCAATCTGCTGCTTTGGCTTATTTTGCATCAGAGGAAATTAAACAAGCAGCTAGAACTCGAACAAAGGCTGGCGCAGTTGCGCAAAGAGTCGCAGACGGCGTTAGCATCTCCAAGTCCAGCAAAATCGGTGAGTTCCGTTATGGTTTCGCAAGACAAAAGTTTTCAGGTGGGGCTACAACGCAAACCCTATGGGGTGGTGTTGAGTTTGGATCTAATAAGTTCAAGCAGTTCCCTGCATATTCAGGAAGGCAAGGCAGAGGTTCGAGAGGGTGGTTTATCTATCCAACGCTTCGCAGAATTCAGCCTGAATTGATTAACAAATGGGAACAGGCTTTCAATCGCATTATTAAGGAATGGGTCTAATGGCAACCGGTAATCGCACCTTAAAGTTATCAATCCTCGCCGATGTTGATGACTTAAAAAAGAAATTAGGCGATGCTGATAAAGCAGTTGAAAGTAACGCAAGCAAGATTTCAGAGTTTGGTAAGAAGGCTGCTCTCGCATTTACTGTCGCTGCTGCTGCTGCGGTTGCCTATGCCGGCAAATTAGCCATTGATGGTGTCAAATCAGCCATTGAGGATGAACAGGCACAACTTAGATTAGCAAGTGCCTTAAAGACCGCCACAGGGGCTACTGATGCCCAAATAAAGGCGACTGAGGAATATATATCAAAGACACAATTGGCAACCGGTGTTGCTGATAATGATTTAAGAAACGCATTTCAAAGATTATCAGTTACGACAAAAGACGTTAATGCATCTCAAAGATTATTAAATTTGGCGTTAGATGTTTCAAAAGGAACAGGTAAAGATTTAGGAACTATCACCGAAGCATTGTCAAAAGCCTATGAAGGACAAGACACAAGGCTGGCAAGATTGGGCATTGGTTTATCAGCTGCCGATTTAAAGGCAATGGATTTTACCGAAACTCAAAAAGCATTAAGCAATCTTTATGGTGGTGCAGCAGCTAAGAATGCCGAAACTTTCCAAGGCAGAATTGACAGATTAAAGCAAGCATTTGAAGAAACAAAAGAAACTATCGGAAACGCTTTATTGCCAATTCTTGAAACCTTGCTTAAATATATAACTACTTTTATAATTCCTTTATTTGACAAAATGCGTGATGCTTTCGCTGGTGAAAATGGATTTGGTGGATCGATGTCACAGGTTATATCCATAATTAGATCTGTTGCCATACCGGTATTCGATGCGATGAAAGTGGCTTTTGATCGAATTAAAAAAACAGTTGATCAAAACAGAGAAGGGTTGCAAGATTTTATTGATATTGCTAAAGCCCTTGCACCTATTTTTGGAACAGTATTAGTTGAAGGCATTAAAATTGCAGTAGCACAAATCAGTATTTTAATTGATGTATTAGGTAGAGTTGCCAGTATTATTAAAGATATTTTGAATGGTGTAATCAATCAAATCAATTTAGTTATTAGAGGCATCAATTTAATTAATCCCGGACAAGATATAGGTTATATCAGCAACATTGGAACTGCCACAGCCTCAACTTCAAGTTATCGAGCTGGTGAAAGAGGTTTGCCTACTGTTTCCACCGCTATTGCACAAACTCAGCCAACTGTTATTAATAACATTTCAGTTCAAGCAATAGATCCAGAGGGTGCTGCAAGAGCTGTGCAAAAAGTGCTTGTAGATAGTTCATCAAGATCCACACCGACATTCGGTGGCGGAGGATCGGTAGTGTTTCAATAATGACAGTCTGGACACCTGACTGGAAATTAACTGTTGCTGGTGTTGATTATACAGATATTGCTATTAGCGATATTGCCCACCAAGCAGGTAGAACTGATATTTATCAACAGCCAAACCCATCTTATTTACAAATAACATTGATTGCATTATCCGGACAAACTTTACCATTTGACATCAACGACAGTTTAAGTTTGCAAGTCAAGAATAGTTTTGGCAATTATGTTACTTTATTTGGTGGCAATGTTACTGATTTGACTGTTGCGGTTGAAAGAACCGGAGCATTGGCTACAGTTGTTAATTACACAATCCTTGCAATGGGCACATTGGTTAAACTTGCTAAAGAAATCTACAACGATAACATTTCACAAGATGAGGACGGCAATCAAATTTATGACTTGTTATCAAGCGTCTTGCTTGGAACTTGGAATGATGTTCCAGCAGCTACAACTTGGGCAACTTATGATCCGACAATAACTTGGGCAAATGCCGAAAACCTAGGACTTGGCGAAATCGATCAACCCGGGCTTTACACAATGTCGAGCAGATCCGTTGATCCTGACACCATTTACAATATAGCCAGTCTTATTGCTGATAGCGCATTCGGTTATCTTTATGAAGCTCCTAACGGAAGTATTGGTTATGCTGACGCAGATCATCGTCAAATTTATCTTTTGAATAATGGTTATGTTGATTTAGACGGCAGACATGCTTTGGGTCAAGGATTATCAACCATTACAAGATCTGGCGACATCCGAAATGATATTTATATCAATTATGGGAATAACTTTAATTCACAGGCAACTGCGTCCAGCGCACAATCCATTGCTTTATATGGCTACAAAGCACAAACAATTCAATCCTCAATTCATGCAGCCATAGATGCTCAAGCTGTGGCAGATCGATATATTGCCCAACGTGCGTTCCCCTTACCAGCCTTTCAATCCATAACCTTTCCAATAACCAATTCAGAAATTGATAACAGCGATCGAGATAACCTTTTAGGCGTGTTTATGGGGCAACCTTTGAATATCCAAAACCTGCCAACTCAAATCTCAGATGGAGAATTTGAAGGTTATGTTGAGGGCTGGCGATGGAGCACAAGGTTCAATGAATTATTCCTAACCATTAATCTTTCACCGGTGGCGTTTAGCCAAGTGGCGATGCGCTGGAATACTGTGCCAATAACCGAGGCATGGAACACAATAGATCCAACTTTAACATGGGAATACGCTACAATCGTAGCCTGATAATAGGAGAAAAATGGCAACTACCACAAACTATGGCTGGACAACGCCTGACGATACAGCGTTGGTCAAGGATGGCGCAGCTGCAATTCGCACGCTTGGTTCATCTGTTGATACAACAACCAAGGCACTAAATCCTTCTACAACTCTTGGCGATATTGAATATCGTTCATCAACAGCAAACACAAACACTAGACTTGCTATTGGATCAACTGGCAATGTTTTAACTGTTTCTGGTGGTGTTCCGACTTGGGCTGCACCTGCTGCAACAGCTAGTGGATTAAATCTTATTACTACTCAATCTTTTACGGCATCTAGTTCTGTATTAGTAAATGATTGTTTTAGTAGTACCTACACAAATTATAGAATACTTGTTAATTACTCTGGTTCTGCTAGTCAAGCAACTAGGTTGCGTTTTAGAGTTGGCGGCTCATCCGATAGTGCTAACAGTTATTCAGCAAACTGTATTTTTGTCAATAATACAACGATAGTCAATGAACAAACTGGAGCAGCGACTTCTTATGTATTTAATTTTTCTGATACAAATGGAAACCAATTTGTAAATGTTGAAGTGGGTTCACCTAATGAAAGTGCAAGAACTAGATACTATTCAAATGGCATAATGAGCAAGAGTGGAGCGACTTCCGCAGCACCAATGCTAACTGGTGGAATTTTTGATGCAACTACTGTTTTTACTGGGTTTGAGATATTTGTATCAAGCGGAAACATCACAGGTTCAGTTCAAGTCTATGGATATGGAAAATAAATTATGAGCGAAGTTATTGAAATCAATGTAATTGAAAATGAAGTAATTGAAAGAGATTACACAGAAGCAGAATTAGCGCAGCGTGAAATTGATCGCTTGGCTGATGAAGCAAGAGAAGTCGAATTATTAGCTGCTGAGGAAGCAAAAGCAACAGCCAAAGAAGCAGCACAGGCTAAACTTGCAGCACTTGGTCTAACTGTTGAGGACTTAACCGCTTTAGGTTTGTAATGAAACCTTGGTTGTCAAAAGCAGCAGTTCAATTGCGGGAACAGATCGATGATTCCTTCCCAGAGCGTAGCCGTAAGTCTGATGGGTGGATTGGTGATGCTAGACATAGCACACGAAAAAGCGATCACAACCCAGATGCAACAGGATGCGTGCGAGCAATTGATATTGACAGTCGGCTTTCTGACGACAAAGGGCTTTCAGCATATTTGGCAGATCAAATTCGATCATACGGGAAAACCAATGGTCGCATCAGTTATGTAATACATCAGTCAAAAATTGCTTCACCGATTCTTGGATGGCGTTGGCGCAAATATAAAGGTAATCCTCATAACCATCATGTCCATGTTAGTTTTAAGAAAAATCAAGATAAGAATTCAGACTTCTTTCACATCCCACTACTAGGAGGCAACGCATGAAACTATCAAACAAACACAAGGCTGCAATTAAGTCTTATTTAAGAGCTGTGGCTGCTTCAGGCATAACTGTCCTGTTGGCAATTGTTGCTGACATCCGTCCAGAGTTTGCAATCCTTGCTGGAGCATTGGTTGCACCATTGGCAAAAGCATTAGATCCAAAATCAGGGAGCGAAGTTGATTATGGAATCAATGCGAAATGACAGCCAACGAATGGGTTGGTATAGCCGTTGGCGTATGCGGAGTATCAACAAGTTTATTGCTGGGTCTGCGCTGGGTTATTAAATCCTACTTACAAGAATTGAAACCCAATTCTGGAAGTTCGATCAAGGATCAAATTACAAGACTTGAACAGCGTGTCGATGATCTGTTTGTCTTAATCAGTAAGCGATAATTTTAATTATGGCGAACACTCGAAAACCTATCAAACGCAAAAAGATCAATCGTCGTGTCGTTCGCCAGACTCCTGAGCCATTAAGCAAGATCGATCAGCATTATTTGGCTTTGCACGAATGTTACAAAGCAGCTAGAAAAGCAGGATTTACGCCTGAACATGCTTTCTGGCTTATGACTGAACATAAGACTTTTCCTGATTGGGTCGTAGGCGATGGTGGGATCATTCCTTCCATAGATCCAACTGACGATGAGGATGACGATTAATTAAAGCCAACCGCAGGTATCTTGTAACGCCAGATTTACAGATTCCATTGCACCATCCAAAGGCAGTTTCAAATCTCATTAAAATGGCAAGGCATGAAAAGTTTGATTTTGTATTAAATGTTGGTGATGAAATGGATCTTGGTTCGCAGAGCCGTTGGGCAAAAGGGACAAAATTAGAGTTTGCAGAAACACTTGACGAGGAAAGAAAACTTGGTCAGGAAATACTTTACGATCTAGGCACGACAGATATTGTTAGATCAAATCATACGGATCGAATTTATCAAACCTTGCTTAAAGGTGCGCCATCACTTATTGGATTACCGGAATTGGCTTATGACAAATTTATGGATTTCAGCAGCTTAGGGATTAGATTTCATAAAAGAGCCTATGAGTTTGAAAAGGGCTGGCACTTGGCTCATGGCGATGAAGGCAACATGTCTAAGCATGCTGGTATAACTGCCTTAAATCTCAGTAAAAAGTGGCATTCTAGCGTAGTTTG